CTGCCTGTAAAGGCTTTCCAGTCCGATCTACCCTGAACCAGCCCTGACGTTTCAAATCAAAAACCAACTCAGTATCCAAATCATTAGTAGAAGTTGCCTTAGAACTAAATAACCAATGATAGTAATGGTTATCATCGTGTACTTCAAAGAACCCTCGACTTAGATTAGACCTGTCCAGATTTATTGCTTCAGGTTTCGTCTGGTCAAAATAGTTGCTTATAGCATCTGATATAGGTATTATACTCGTACCATCCCATATATAAATACCACCACTACCTTGCCATATTACAATCTGTTTTGACTGCAATGGTGCAAACTCCAACCCGATTGAACTTCCTTTAAGAGTAAGCGGTGCATTACACCCTATCCTGCCTGATATTGTAACTACATCCCATTCTTCGGGGTTTTCACCCACAAGCAAATGTGTTGCGTTATTCTTTAATACAAGTATATTTTCCCTTGAACCTGCCGTAGTTCTAATATGTATCGGTATAGCAGCCTGAACATCCTCATCATTCCCATAAAATAGTGGGTCACCACTTCCAAGACCATTAAACACATTTAATGTCGCCACATTTGAAACTATTGATATGTTTCTTTCGGCAGCTTTGTCATTAAATAACCACAATCTACCTTGAGCATTTAAACTGAATTTAAAATTAGATATTTTTTTCTGAACAGGAATACCAGAAATGTGATAGATAAACAACTTATTGGCCGTACCCTGCATTGTATTATCAGTCGTTATCCTGTAATAAAATAACTGTTCTGCCCTTCCGCCAACTTCTCTTTTAAACTCTACGTTTTCTTCTCTTGGTGTCCATGTTACAATTCCCGTCTGCCTGAATGTCTTACTATCAGTAAAAGTACCATCCCTTAAATCCGAAACTGCCTGCCAGTTTTCACCATCCCATGTAGAAATCGTCATTACTGAATTAATCGTGTTGTTTTTATCAGGTATAAACTTTATCTCTAAACCCATTATCCGTTCATTAAAACCCAAAGCAAGAAATGAACCTACACCACCCTTATCATCTACCGTTGCATAAGTAGATTCATCAAACAATGTAGTATCATCATAACTAAATCTATCTTCAAAAACATTTGTTGTATTATCTGTAAATACTGTACCAGTACCTACTTGAAAAGACAGAATAGTTCTTGGTATTCCATCCCAGAAATCTCTTATCTTTTGAAACGGCTCGTCAACAGTCACTTGAGTCAATGTAGTTGATTCCGATGCACTTGGTACTGTAAGACGGAAAAAATACCCGTAAACACCATCAATAATCCTTACTTTTGCAGTTTCTTCAGTAGAATCAAATGATATTATACCAGTCTGGGCAATTGGTATCCCGCCACTAAAAGTACCGTCATCAAGATTCGTAACTGCCGTCATTGTACTACCATTCCAGTAATCAACGAATACAGTAGCAGTTGCAACCGTATTCGGTGTGCCTACATAGAGTTTAAACCCTTGTAACGGCAATCTTGCAACTATCCATGCAGTTGTACTCCCAGTAGTATCATTACGTTTAAATGTGGCTATATTTTCCGAATCCGTAGAACTATTTGTTACAGCATCAGTAAAATCCTGTGACCAAACCGATGTTGTGTCTGGACTAGCACCATCAAAGATTGAAAAGAATCCGGGTTTGTTTTCTAATCCACCCCATACTTGTGTCTGTTCTACTCCATTGTTATAAACGACATGCCCTATGGGTGCATCTGAGAATCTTCCTGTACCTGCACCTGAAGCATCTGTATGTAACGCTACAGGTGTAAACGTACCAATATTAGGTGTAGAAGTACTATGAACAAATACTTTACCATCGCCATCGCTTGTATTACGTGATTGTACTAATATATGAGTTTCTACAGGATTTGATTTAACGAACTGAAATATATTGTTAATTCTTGGATGTGAAGTCAGTGGATTTGTGGTTATCTTTGTGAACCCACGTATGGAACGGATACCATTATCGGTATATTCCATATTCGTAAGTGTAGCAAAGTTAGATATTTGCGGTGATTGCCCTGTAGTGTCTATCAGTTTTGCAGGGTCAAGTCCGCTTACTAACCTGCCGTCAAGTGGCAGTTGAAACGATGTGAGTTTTGATTGTTGAGCAAATAATCCACCACATAATAATATAATTACGGTAAAGATTATCAGTATTCGTTTCATATTTTACACTTGTAATCTCTGTTTTACTTGATACTATAATTATTATGAATTATGCTGAGATAATAATTTTCTTTATTTTATGTTTCTTTTTTTGGCATCAGTTCATAAGAATTACCATTCCTAAATGCCAAAGAGAATCACCTTCTGAACGATTTAAAAAACTTCTCATAAAACAACTTTATAACGAGGCAAAGTGTCAAAATTTAGTCCCAATATCCATTAAGATACCTGAACATAGCCGTTATATTAAAGAACAAAAATATAATTTAATAAAACAAAAATATATAATGGCAATAAAATCTAACCACAATCTATTCGTCATTCCCTAATTCATTTGTTATGATTTGCGATACTTGCATACACAATAAACCTTGGCCATCCAATACTTTTTTTCCTGATCCTATAATGCGTTGTGAAATCCAACCACAACCATTAGGAACAGCCTCAGAATGTGATGAATATACACCAAAACTAAACCTTAAAAATCGGGGTTTAGCACCAATGAATCTGACTGGTATTTCACTGAAAAATTGGTTTAAATCCTAGCCCTTTTCCTCATATTAATTCGCATTGTCCTGCCCTTGTGATATGCGGTATCACTTGCGTCTTTAATCAACCTTAACTCATTATCCGCCAACTGAAAGAAACTATCCGCCTTCTTGAAATCCTGATCTCTACGCTTGTAAATACTTGCAGCAAAATATACAGCAGCCATAGAATATTGTTCAGGAAAACCGAATATTCTAAAATCAGCAAAGACTGGCAAAGGCTTAACTATCTGATATACCGTAACAGTATTCCCTGAATTAGAAGGCGGTGGGTCTATTACTAATTGTTTACGTCCCTGTGGCTGTATAACAAAAGTATCACCACTACCCCAACCTTTCGTAATACTACCGTCAGCATCTTCAAACATGGCAGTTATCAATGCCGTTTCAGAACTAACCTCAAGTACATAGCCACTGAATATACTGCCGTCTGTCGTATTGTGAACTATATCTCTGGGTTGAACGCCGCTCGTTACAAATGTAGACGCTGTGGCCGTAAGCGTAGATTCATTAGTCTGTGAATCAATAGTACCTGCACTTGTGGTGGTTCCCGTAATACGATCAAACTGCGTCAGTTTATCATTAACCGAAAACCTTTCAGGAATGGTTATAGAACTTGTCTGATTGTCAGTTATGATGTTAGTAAATGGTGTAAATACTGGAAAAGAATCGCTTGAACCATTATTATACTTGATAATATAGTCACCACTACTTTCATCACGAATATGAAGTCCTATGTACTGTGCATCAAGGTTGTACCGTCTCTGGTCAGCTACGGTAGGAATTGACTGTTCAGCATGTAGTAACCCCATAAGTTCAGATACCTTGATTCCTCCTTTATCTATAAAGGAATATTCACTTTTTTTATCAAGCCAACCACTGCCTGCGGGTTCACCTATAACTTTAATGAAAGTTTGACACATTTCTCTACCATCCATAGGTTACTCCTTATCTGCAAGTTCTTTAGCTTTTATATTAGCTTTTCTTACGTGCAATGCTTTATGAATACCTTTGTTCTTGGTTGTTCCTACGAAATCACAACCTTCTTCTTCACATTTCCATTCTGGATATTCTTTAGGTTTTGTTTTCTCTTCCAACCTAGTTTCCAATGCCTTGAGTTTAGCTTCTAATCTACTAAACGCTTCTCCGCCAAATGCCATATCATATCTTTCAGCAGGGATACTAGACATACTGACACTATCAGGCTTAGCCTGACTACCACCTTGTTTTCTCCTCAGGTTATCTATAAGATATGTTTTGTCACCACCTGTTAGATGCCAGTTAGCTATTATCAAAGCCTTTTCAGCTTCACTCCTCGTACATTTACCCTCCGTTACCGTTACATTACAACTCTCGGCCAACCATTTATCAATAGGAATAGTAGGTTCCAATGACATTCTTCTTGCTTCCTCAGCGACATCTACGCCTTTTCCTGTTTCCATATCCTTTTCGGTAAACAAGGCAGGGCGTACCTGATTTTCTAAATCAATAAATGAATCCTTGATATGTGTCATTTCAGAACCAGTAAACTTCGGTGTCTGTTGTTTTATATCATCAAGTCTTTTCCTTTGTTTTGTTACCTTTCGTTTGTAAAACTCAATAGCTGAAGGGTCTACCCTGCCATCGCCTAAAGAATCAACCATAGTATCGGCTTCCTGTTCCATTTCCTCTATTGCATGTTTATTCATATAAGCAGGATATGAAGAAGCAATATGATTTCTATATGATCCTGTATCTGGATCAACCAAATGCGCCCTGTCCACTTCACAAAACATTGACTTAGGTGGTGCTTCTACTGTCTCTGTAGCCACAATAATCTCCTTAAAAGTGAGGGAAGGCAGGCAAAGAAGCCTTTTCACTAGGATTGCTAGTAAGGGGGTTATTCCCTTGCCTGCTTTTTCCCTCGTGTAAATAAACTAAAACTAAATTACTAATTTGTACCAATACTCGGTACTAAAGTAGTCACAGTACTAATCTCACTACCAGCATTAACTATTTCAATCGGTCTAAATGCGTGCCATGTAGTGCCTGTAGCAGGTATTGCCTGTAGAAAATTAAAAGCATCATCAGCAAGCCTGATATAAACATTCGGCCCAATATTGCCTGTTGAACCTGCTGTTAAAGACGCTACAACACCAGTACTGTTTTCATTCCACAAGAACATCGGATTGTCACTCGTTCCGTAAATCCTAACTCTTAAAGAATCCGTTGTTGTACCCTCGATAATCTGATGGTGAAAGTTACCATAAAAATGACCACCTCGTACAACGGCATCATCTACACCCGTCAATTGAAGAAATGTACTAGGTGCTACTTCTGGTGACTGCCCGTCTTGTACCGCCCCTCCTGTTGTTCCCGTACCAAAATGCGTATGATTTATCAGCATCAAATTGTCAGCGTTGGCATCGGCTACTATCCAGTTAAGCGGATTGGCATCGTTCGTCTCATCTGAACCAAGGGCAAAATTAGCATCCCTTGTTATACAATTAATCATTGAAAAGTGTGCAGCATTGACATCAATGGCTGCCGTTGCAGAACCCGCTACAAACAACAGATTTACGAGCGTTATATTATCAGCATCAACATCAATATCGTTTGTATTGGTACTACCACTAATGGTAATTGTCGGTATATCCGAACCACTTCCAAGACCAATAATGGTAAGACCCGCAACGTCCAAGTCCAAACCAACAGAATCACCACTACCCGAAATCGTTTCTGCATCACCTGAAAGCATATAGATAACGTCTCTATTGTTTGAACCCGAAACAACACCTGATCGACTGACCGCAGCATCAAGTGTTTTAAACGGCTCCAACCTGTTGCCAGGTTCATGTGGATTATCACTTCCGTTTGGGTCGCCACTATCCACAAACCAAACATTGCCACTATAAACCTCACTACCAACTCCAGGTATTATCGTCATACCAAATGAACTTACACCATTTGGATAGTTAGTGACTTCAGCCTTTAATTCCTGCATTGCTACTATGCCAACTGAAAACGTAAACACAATAGCAAGCATAAGTCTCTTTATACTCATATTTTAATCCTCCTTGCTATTGATTTAAGGTGTTGAGTGAAAGAATATATGTCTCCAGCCAGTAAAACCTAATGAATATCGGTCATACATAGACTGCCTTATTGCTTTGGTCATAAAGTCTCTCTCGTTCTCAGTTTCCATATTGATTCTCTGGATAAACTTCATATTTTTCTTCATCATGTCGAGATCAACCATAGCCCAATTCGATGTTGAAGAATCTTCCATGCGTTCCCATACTATTACTTCGTAAATACCCTTCTGAAGATTTTCGTTTCTCTGCCCTGAATCCAAACCCCAAGGCGTGTTATTAATCTCTTTTGCCTTGAACTCTAGACTATCAGGTACTAACAAACCCCATCTCCTGTTACTACTCCATCGTTTGCCTATAGGAGTCTTAAACTTCCTCATAAGAATCCTGGTAGCAGCAGTTGAAGTCTTGGTCATAGTAGATGTTCCAAGATTGTCAAAGCCATTAGTTGTTGACACACCCACAACTTTGGTCGTATGGCTGTTAGAAGCAAGGGCAACACCTTCTTCCTGATTTGAGATAAAATCAAATGCACTTGAAGTGGCATTGTTTATAACCCTTGCTGCGTTATCTTCTCTGACCCTGTTAGCAGAATCAACCAGACCGGCAGCTATAGTACCTAAAGTCAAAACACCATACTGCTCATCATCCATAAGTGTGCGTTCGTTTTCCACAAAACCACCGAATTGATTTGCTTCCATCTTGGTGCTATATCCAGGTGTCATCTTCAGTTCACTGAACCTACCAGTAAACTCTTCGATATTGGGAACCTGAGAGACAGAGAAAAACTCTTCTACTGCCTTTGTCGAATCAGTTATCCTATCGTAAATCCTGTCTATCATATTGTCCTGTTCGACAAACGTTATCCTATCTTCAGTTACTTCCTTAATTCCTTCAAATAGGAGTTTTGTATACTCACTCGATACGTTTGGCATCTAAATATCCTCCCTTTAATTAAGTTCCATAATCCTCAAAAGCGTTAGCAATCTCATATGCCTTTTTAACTGTGTCTATACCATCTTCATTCTCGTTTGAAGCTATTAAGGCACACAAAACATCCTTTGCTAATTCTTTTACAGGATTACATTTATCCTTTTTTTCTTCTTTCTTAGCCATCAGTTAATTCCTCCATAAAATTAGCAAAAGATTACGTAGTCTTAAATCCAAAATGATTACCAATGAATCTGAATTCAATTGATTCTTCACCAGCAATCCTCAAATCCATTTTGTCAATAAAAACACCATAGTAAGACGTTATGGCAGCTCCATTGATAAAAGTAGATTCCGCATCCACCTGAATTCTTGAATATCCTTGTTGCTGTGGAACCATTACAAAAGTATCACCAACAGCAATGGTAAATGGAAAACTAACATCATTCAGATGTGTGGTTGTACTTGTAGTGCTGAGTACACGATATAACCCTGCATTTGCACCACTTCTACAGAAAATAGTGCTTTCATTAGGAACACTCGCCAAGTCTGAAGCATTGGTTATATAGGTATTTGTACGACCACCATCTGTACTTGCAGTTGTGACTGTAAGTACAGTAAGTGCAGTACCATAAGTGGCGTTATAGACACGACCTCTAAGCCTTGTTGTAACATCAAGAATTATATGCTCTACCATTGCCATTTTCTCGCCCTTCTTATACATACCACGATTGCCAATCTGCGTTCTAGCAAGAAGATTTGCCTGTGAAACCACACCTGTAATCTCTTCACCTCTGAATGTTCCACCAACCGTAGTTCCATCTTCAAATACCTTGGTCTCATTGCTCGTACCTATTACAAGACCTCCAATAATAGAATCATTGTTTGTGTCATAAGCACCACTAGCAACACCCAGCACTTCAACGCCTCCGGTATCGGTATCCCACTGATCAATCGAACCTGCAAACATTTCTGCCGTTTCAGAAACAGGAACCCATAGTGGTTGCGAATTTTTACTATCAACTATTTCAAAACTCATAATCTTGTCTCCTTAAATTAATAAATTTGCTATTTTGTATAGCGAAACAAGCCATAAAAATGTTGCAGATACAGCTATCCATTTAAATCGCTTATTTGACGTCTTAATTCGTCTCTAAAGACTATCACTTCCTCATTCAATTTACAGTGACCTGAATATGAAATTGTTCTACCGTATGTAAATGCAACTTCAGCTTGCAGTTTCTTGATTTTAAGATAAGGATATACTTCTCTTAGGAAACCTAAACAACGCCTACCAGTTATTGACCAGCGATAGGATTGTTTTCTACTACTAGCTGACCTATTTTCTAAATACACTCTACCATGACCTACCTTCATCTGAACCCATTCCACAATCCCTGGAAATGTATTATTAATACTAAGTCTTAATACATAACTAGGTGTGCGATTTTTACGATTAGGATTTTTAGAGTGATTTCTAAGTAAACTAATATTCCCTTCTCCATCAAGAAGTCCTGCTATATAAGCTGCATCTACATCACTTAATGAGTTGACTATAAGTTCTAAATCCCTCTTTGCTTTATTTCTAATCTTAGTTTCTTCTGGAACTTTTCTTGTCTTACTCCGACAGGATTTACACATATAACTCAAGCCATCTTTTTCTCTAGTAGCTTTATGAAACATTGTTTTAGGTAAAACTTGTTTACATTCACTGCAATTTTTCATGGATAATCCCCGCGCCAATTTAGCGAGTGACACAATGGACAGCCGTTCCCTGTTGTCCTATGGCTATGGAGAACAGTTTTAGTACCACCACTTGAGTTGAGTTCGAGTGAAGCCATTGATGTCCGTAAGTCACCCAATATGGATAAAGTCGACAACTTATCGCCTGAAATTATCCCACTGGATGCTATGGTAAAATCAAAATGTTCTATGGCATCCCCTGATTTACTTCCTCCCAACTGGTGTTCACCTTCATGGCAAATCTGACCACAGTTCCAGCATTTGTAATATTTCCTATTGTCCTTATCACCTTTGAACTGCGCTGTTTCATCAAAAACCAGCGTAGTCCTGGACTCTTTAGGAATATTTACATGCCTTGACCTGAATGTAGATGATCTTCTTGCCATAAAAACTCCATTAAAAAAGGCTGAATCAATACAGTTAAGGAATGTAAAAATGGATTACAGCTCATTTAAGAGCAGTTACACACCCTGTATCAATTCAGCCTTAGTTTTTCTATTACTGAACTAAATTATATTTGTTTTATTGTTTTCGTTTCTTTTTTATTAAATATTGGTTGTAAAACCCCATGTTTAAAATGAAAAGTTATTTCTCCATAAAAGTTTTCACCTTGAATATGCCTTATTTCTGTTTCTACTATATGCAAATCAGTAACATGTTCTTTTGATTCTGCTATAGATAATCTCATGTTTTTACTGGTGATTTCCATCCTCTCAATTCTTTTGCCCTTGCTATTGATTCTCTTAATTTTGCCAACTCAGGTGATTCGGGTGCTTTCTTCTTAGTTCCTTCTTGGGTACCACCGCCTCCTACGCCAGTACCAACAGGCTTGTCTTTCTTCAGGTTAAGATTCTTGGTAACTGAACCACTTAGCTTTTCCTTGTAATAAAGTCTTTGTGCTTCCCTTAGATTATGCCCTGCATCTCTAGTTGGGTCATTAAACACATTATCTTTCTGCGTTTTCAACTTAGCATAAACAGCTTCTTTTTCTTCAGCATCCATACCTTCATCTTCAACAAGTTTCCTTATATCTCTATCATATTGATTTGAATATTCTTTCTGTGCCGTATTATCACTATTAATTCTATCATTTACCCTTTTATCAAACCACCTGTCACGAGTCTTTGGATCGTTCATATCCAAGTAGTTTTCATCTTCTTTAGGTGCTTTAAGACTATCAATCTCGCTTTTCATGTTGTTTATTGTACCTACCGACAATTCCTGATTCCTAACAAGTTCTTGAAACTTTACTCCCAAGTGTGATTTCTCCTGATTGTGCTTCTGCTTGTCCTCTTCTAACTTCGCCTTTTCTGCCTTTAAGCGTTCAATCTCCTGTTCAGGTGTTTCTGTTACCTCTCCCTGCGTAGTTTCTTCCTCAGTTGTTTCAGTTTCTTCTACTTTTTCTTCTTCTGCAAAACTCATAACTACCTCCTATAAAATTAACGAATTCTATTATTATTCTTAATCTTCGTACTTTCGCCTTTTATCATCTGCAAACTCGCATCTTTTGTCTTTAAAATACCCTCCCATTTACACTTCATTTCTTCAGCAACCTGATACTTATTTATAGCAACCAAAAGATTATCATAATTTTCGGCTATACTCTTATCTGGATTATGTTTATGACTTGTTATTTTAGTAAGACCGCTAACAAGTGTATCCTGTAAATCCTTGAGTAATATCTTGCCATGAGGCGTATCAAACGCAGTCTCATATTCTATACCTTTGTTGATATTCTTTGCTGCATTTTCTTTCGCTTGAAACGGTATATTACTACTCTTAAATATTTCAAAATCCTCGTCTGTTACACCATCATATTTATTCATTTAATATCCTTTCTGCTTCTTCAAATGGTATCCATTGCTTACATATTCCACAAATATAATGCTCAATCCATTCCCATTCAGATAACGCTAAACTATCAGTTCTAAGATAGTTACCAAGAATTTCTTCTTTCTCTGGTTTCGGTGAATCACACTGACAATGAATCTCTTTTTCTATTTCTTCTGATGTTTTAAATTTACCCATTACACAAAACTAGCGTTTTCTCTAGCACCTATCTCTGCATTACTTTGCTCAATGCCCAGTTCATTACTCGCAGGTGCTCCCTGAATAGCAGGCGTACTACCACCGCCTCCGCCACCTACCGATTCATCAAAAAGGGCATCTTTGAATTCTTCAAATTCAGCACCCTGCAATTCATATATTCTCGACTTGATAAAGTTTAATACTTTTGGAGTATTAGGGTTTTCAAATTGTGCTTCTATCTGCAACATTGTAGTATATGTTCGTATTTTGGCAGCCTTGCCATGTTCCGTCTCAATAGCCGAAGTTATAGGTTTGTAAGCATAAGCAAGCGAAGGATTGAAATCCTCTACCATATCCTCACCTATTAACTTTGTCAATGTTTCAGGAAATGCAAACTGCCATGTCATTTGCGCTATCATCCAGTAAAATTCATTATAAAATGTATTACTGAACGACATTTGCTTAAACTGATTTCTTACTGTTGTAATTTGTTCGTCTATCACATCCGAAGTTGCAGTCTGAACAGGACTTGGTACAGCAGGATTAGTGGCCTGTAACTGTTCCATCTTTCGAGTTAAGAATTGTGCCTGTGCCATTGCATCACCTACATTTGATTCTATTTTTAATTCTTTAAGATCGGCTTCAGTATCTTCTACTGTTATCACATGACCAGGTTCCATAAATATAGTATCATTGCTTTCTACTGCACCTTTTCTACCCACAAATGTCATTAAAGTACCTAACATAACTCTATCATTACTGATATTCACGGTATCATCCACAGCTATCTGTAATTCCCTTGAACATTTTCCGTCTCCCATCCCATCTTTTTTACTGGGGTGTATGTAGCATAAACCCCGAATAAGAGGTATATATGATTCGCCAGTTGCACTTCTATATGGATTCTGTTGAAACCTTACAAGTATCTTATGTCCTTGGCTAACTGCAAATGCAGATATAACACTTATAAGCACTGCATCTTCAAGTTGACTGCCCTTGTCATCTATCCCAGGTTCAATACCAATCTGATTTCCTTCTTCATCTTCTTTAATTAGAACCCAATCATCACCATATCTCTCAACAATCAACCAATCTTTAATAGGAACCTTACCCGATTCTTGCCCTTTAGGTATCCCATATTCATCAGTATGCGTACCCTTGCCTCTCGTATCACCTCTGATCTTAGTATTTCTAAGAATATCAAGATTGAAAAACCCCATTTCATCGGCATGATTTACCATCCATGTAATAGTCGCATTATACTGAATAATATTCCATTTATCCTGTTGTATGCTGTAAGTATGTTCTGCCGAAGTAAAAATATCACGCCTGTCTATAATATCAAAATTAAATCTGTCAATTATCGGCACTTCACCCTCTACAGGCGATTCAAAGAATTCAATTCCTGCGATTTGTTTGGCCCTATCTATAAGTAGATCACCGTGAATATCTACTGATTCACTGTCACGCTGTTGTATCTCTGTACCGACAATCCCTCGCACAGTTTTCTGTTCCCACCAACACCTGAAATAGGCAGCACCATCCAAGTCTTTAGCCCCATTTGCCCTGAGTAATTTCTGATAATAATACAATTCTCTTTGATTAAGTGTATTATTAATCAATCGCTTCTCTGCTTTTGCAGCGTTCGTTACCTTACTATCGCCAATATAGACTTCCGTAAAATCCCTTGTGAAGAAACTCTGTGTCGCAGCTAACCCTTGTTGCATGAGCCATAATGTAGTAAATGTAGGTACGCTTACGTCACTACGCCAATCATATTTCTTCTCATTCCGTTCACAACTAAGCATATCAAGGAAACTTTGATAATCATTATTTCCCACATTCGCATTGGTTAGAGCAACCTGATATTCCTGACTTACAATGCGACTGGCAAGTGCATTTTCTATCTTCGGGTCAAACTGATGCTCCGAAGGTTTAATTACTTTTTCTTCTTTTGTTTTTCTTTTTCTAGCCATTTAATCCTCTGTAATTTTCATTGTACCATAAACCTCGTCATTAATTTCTATCTTATGAGATATAGAGAATCCTATTTCTTTATTATTTGCGAAAAGTTGCATATACTTCGGTTCCGAAGGTTTAATTACCTTTTCTTCTTTAGTCTTTCTTTTCTTTGCCATTAGTTTCTTTCACATGATAAAATATTGGTTTCCAATCTTTAGGATTGTATCTATGATATACAATTTCCTTAATACCATTTGTTTCATGTATAGTTTTAACCCGTTTAGTTTTCACCTTCTTCTCCCCTGAAAATAACTTGGCATAACCCTATCAGGCACTCTTTCCGTTACTCTTAACGGGGCACGGAACTTGGTGTCTTTCATTAAAAATTCGATGCCGGTACAGTGATGACTATATGCCACAGTGGGTTTACCCTTCTCTTCACGCCAAGACTTTAAAGATATCCTTGCCTGTTTACAAGGTGCAAGCACCCATAATGTAGGTAAATATGTCTTAACACCCCTTTCAATCCTCTCATTATTGAACGGTGTCTTGCACTCGTCAGAATTATTCAACCGTTCTTTTATCTTTAACCTGCCACGTTCACTCTTCGTATCGGCAGGTACAAAATAAGCCCCTTCGCATATTCCCTGTTTCTTAAACTCATAGAAATAATCATTTAAATCCTGTACTGTTGACCTCGTTGTATTCACCTGAGTAACACCTGCTAACGGGTCAATCACATCAAAAGTAAACTTATAATGCCCCCGAATCTCAACCATCTTCTCCGCTATAGTTAACGTATTGTTTATCCTTGGAGATATATTAAGTTCGCCCCATATAAACGCTTCGTCATAAGAACTTAGAGATATATTTGCATAAGCCCAATCTAAACTTGGATGATAGTCAAGATAACTAAAATGGGCATAATCATAAGGTATCCACTTACTCCAGTAGTTATTAGGTATCAAAAGATTACAAACCTGCCATAACAAGAATAAACAATTTTTTTAGTGTCCCAATCACACCATGAATCGACTTCAGGTTTTAGTCTCCACCATATTTTTAAATTCTTTTTACTCAGTTTTTTTATTGCTTCATCTCTTTTTACTATAAAAAACTTTTTCCAAGACTTAATTACTTTTGCCTTATCTTTATATTGAAACCGAGAACCACAAAAATCTGGCAGAAAACCTTTTTGCCTTACGCTCGCCAGTGATGGTTCTTCTATTATTCTTTCTTCCCCGATAATATCAGTAGCAATCTTATACAACTTCTTCTCAAATAATCTTTCATTTAGTTTAGACAAACGTGCCCATCCTTAAACCATCTGTCAGGATCAATAACATGAACCCTGTTATTAAACGTAGGAAATATAACGGAACTAATTTCACTAAATATACAATATTTACGCATATTCATCATATCTACATTATCACAACAATCATCATGGAGTAACATCATAATCTCATCTATCCTGTCATGGTCTAGCGTAGGATTGTCATAGGTCGATGCCTGAAATATCGCAATATTCTTAAAATCACTGTCAGTCTCTTCTTCCTGTGGCAGTATCTCATTTCTACTTTTCCTGAAGAAATCTACTATTGACTGCGATCTATATATCTTTCTCGCCCTATTCCATATCAAATCAAATAAATAACCTACTTCCTTCGTAACTGTATAACTCAATATAATATCAGCACCTGCAACTGCCAATATCCTTGGTAACTGTTCATCAAAGAAGTCTTTACCTGCTAATTCATCTAACCACGCTGATAATCTCTGATGCCCTGCACCGCTTTGAGTCATCTGGTTAAATGACATATATTCGATTATTATGTCCATTCCAGTAGGAAATGGATCAACTATCCTTTGTGTTGCATCCCTTATACTTATCTTTTTATCTCTTAATAAATGCGGAGGCAACCACTTCATGAGTTCAATATACTGAGTATTCTTAGTCTCACCTATACCAGTATTCTCTTCTCTTTTCCCCTTACCCCTTGTAACAGTTTCACTCCCTGGCATATTCTGTGAAGCAAACCTGATTATCCTGTGTGAACCTTCCCGTATATGCGGTGTTAGCGGTTCCTTGCATTTAGGACACACATATTTTTTACTGTAAAGTTCAGCAAACGGATCAGTCCCGAACTTCATATAAACTATATCAGCAGGACTGTAATAATGCTTGTTTTTGCACTCGTAATATAGAATATTCTTTCTGGCCACAGGGTGATGCCCCATAATCCTGAGAATATAATTTATAATTACAAGTGCGCCTTTACCTGCCTGATTACCAAAGAACAATGCCAGTACATCTAATGGGCACGTCAGAAACATGCCCGCTATCCAAGTATATTTATACTGTGAAAATTGTAAGTATTTGTTAAGTTCTTCTTTTACGTTTTCAGGTAACTCTACTTCTGCTGTTGTCATTTAGCAGTCCTATGCCCCATCTACCAATTCTAAACACTTTACGTAATCCGTTTCGTTCGCTGAATAAAGGTCTATGTTTATTTTTATCAATTATGGAAACCCCATAACCAAATATTCTAATCCAAAAGCCACCATTATAATAAAACCATGTAACAACTTTCTTTTTAGCCATTACTCCTCCTATTTCTTCTTCTTTTCCTTTTTATGTTTCTTTTTCGCTTTTGCCCTTGCTCTATCTTGTACCGGATTATGTTTTGTCATTATTTATCTCCTTATTTTTTCTTTTCTAACCTTGAATTTATCATTCTTAAAATATCTTCTTCGATATTCTGTAACAAAACACCCATTGTATAAGCAAATTCTTGATCTTTACCTACCAAAGAATTGATCTGTCTCCAAAATTTATGAGAATATTTATCTGAATATCTTGGCAATAACTTATTCAATGTTTATTTTTTCTTTATTCTCGCACCACGTCTGCGAGCTTTACTTAATAAGATTGCTGTTCTAATCGACTCCTTCTTAGCACCGCTAAACTTCCTCAAAACTTTAGGTGGATTAACCTTTAATTCCCTACCAACTTTTTCAAGAATTCTTTTTGTTTTCTTTCCTGCCATTATTTCTCATAAATCCACAGATTAAATGTAGTAGCTTCTGCATTTAACGCAGCACCTTCTATATCAATCCTTGCCCAAGGCACACCTGCCGTTCCTGTGGCTACACGGTGCATGAAATCCGTACTTGTTTCATTGGCACTCGGAGTCAAAGTTGCAAAAGGAAAAGTAGTAAAACTTCCACTACTATCTACAGGACTGAAATTAGGCGAAGTGTAAAGGCTTATTGCATAATGAGGAGAACTCGTAGCTTGAATAGCCTGATAAAATATGCTTATATTCTCTAATTTGCCTGATACACGAAATGGAGTACCCGTTATTATACCAACCCCACCACCAGCCTGGTTCTTTTCACCATTCAGCGTTGCCGAAGAAGTGCCTACATGCCATTTACCTGCTATAGTTACAGACATGATAATCCCTGCAACAATTACACAAGAAACTATTTTTACTATTTTGTTCATATATTATCCTCCCTTTACATTATTGGAACTGCATGTATTGTTAAAACTATCTCACCTGTTGCACCTGCAATTTTGTCTGTTGCATCACGATTGATAAGCGTAATGTGAAATTGACTGGAATTATCCTCATCATGATAGTTAAACGCAAATGTAGCAGGATCAAGATTGTAACGATATTGACCCGTTAACGGATTACCTGTTCGCTTCGCATCAGTACCAGCAAAGAACAAAGACGTAATAGCCCTGTCCTTATCAAGGTCGGTATCGGCATGAGCATCAGTCGCAAAAAACAGAACTTCCAAATCCAAAGGCTGATCTGATTGAATCGAGACATTTAATACCTCACATTTATTAGACTGAATAAGTCCCCACTCAGCCGGAAAAGCTATATCTTCTTCCTCAAATCCACCTAACTTTGTTATTGCATCTGTAAAATGAGTATCTTTATCACTTGAAATCAATTCAAACGAATCTACTAACGGGTTATTTGGCATTATTTAACTCCTAATAAATTTATAATTTTACTTTCCCCTACTTTTAACATTCCTAAATGATAAACATTGGAAAAATATGAAGCAGTACCGTCTTTACTTAAAACCTCTACGCCTTGCTTTGTTATTTTGTAATCAACAGCATCATATAATCCCATTCGTTCAACTTCTTCATGAAATATTTCGGTTTTTTCAAAGCTATCAAGCTTTCTATCACGACTTTGTAAAACAATAATACCAATACATATAAGAATAATTGCCAAATATATCTTGTACATTTTATTTAACTCCTTCTAATATTCTTTTTGTTAATTTATTTAAGTCAGCTTCTGCCTTATCTTTCTTGGTAATAGCATCTTCTGACTTCTTGTTAGCTTCTTTTACTGCTTTTTTACTAGCTTTAATAGCTTCAAACGCTTCTTTATTTGCTTCTTCCATTATTTCGTTTGAATTATCCCTGACATCCTTAATTCTCTTCTTCTCATTATTCTCAATATCTTTAATACGATCCTTTGATTCAGCCTTTTTTGCCTCTACCTGCTCATTCTGATTCAAAATCGTAAGTTTATTGTCGGCCATTTCTTGTGCCTGACTAACAAGAATCTTGCTGTTTCTTTCCATTTCCCTCTTAATCTTACCGTTTTCAGAATCAAGTGCCTCTGTTATTCTGCGAGCATCCGTTACTATCTTGAGAGCCTTCACAGTTTCCTGTTTCTCAACAATCTCCTTTTCCAACCTTTTTGAAGTCTTTAACGCCTCATCCACATTAATAGTAATCTTTTCTTTTGTCATTTCTTAGTCCTTCCCTCTTGAAACTATAATTGTAACATTAACCGAAACAGACGTACCTGCACTTACCCTTGGTCGTATCTGTCTCGGATTCTCTTCTATCTCCCTGATACCATCAGCAACAAACGACACATTTCCGCCTTGTCTATCCGTAAGCGTTTCATAGTTCGTTTCATCATTACTACCTTCAATTACCGTTGTACCGTGAGTTCCTTCCACTTGAACCGATTTCTCAGGGAACATTATCCCTCCATTCCACGCATCTGCTGTATCCGTTTCCGTAAGTCCCGCCCATATTACCTTGAGTCCACCACCATTCATGCCTGAACCTAATTCAACAGCCGAAAAAGGCACTATGGTCATTACTAACATTGCTGCTGTCTTGGCAACAAAGCTCTTCTTCCTTGTGCGCATCCCCATGCCGCCGCCGCTTACTCTTTGAGCCATTAGTTTATCCTTGACTTATTTAACTATGTTTATTATAATGGGCAAACATGAGAAAATATACTTGCGTTCCTAAAATATGTAAAAAATGCAATATGCCGTTTCAAGCAAGGAAATCTTCTGTTGGCATAGGCATAGGCTTGTATTGTTCTAGGTCTTGTGCCCGAAGTGCCAATCCTTCTAAAAAACGTAAAGATCAGATGGAACGATTTTTTGCACTTGTTGATAAAAAAGTACAATCTCCTTGTTGGGTATGGATTGGCAGAAAAAATACAGGCAAATACAAATATGGACAGTTTAAAGACATGCGAACCTATAAAACTACTCTTGCCCATAGAATTATTTATGAATATACTTATGGTGTTATTCCAAATGGAATGTGTGTTTGTCACCATTGTGATAATCCTCCTTGTGTTAATCCTGAACATCTCTTTTTGGGTACATATAAAGACAACAAACAAGATGCTATCAAAAAAAACCGTATACCATATGGAGAAAAACATTTCATAACAACATTAACCGAAGATAATGTTAAAACAATTAGAGAATTAAAAAACAAAACCAAATTAATCACATTAGCTAAAATTTTCAATGTTTCAAGTACAACAATTCGTAATATACAAACAAATAAAACATGGAAATATGTTAATTGATTTCAAATTTATCTCCATTTACAGGAGCAGTAGTTAAAGCCGTAAATGTTAATTTCCCATTGGTTGTAACCGTGTCAACGATGTCAGTTTGTTGTCCTCTAAGTGCTGCCGTTGTCGTGTCTTTGCGAAAAGTAAGAATTCTCCCGTTCATTTGATCGTTTACCGTTATTGTCAAATCCGTAGTCATTTCGGTTGTAGACAATGTACCTGTTGCAGCTGAACCATTGACTATAGATTCTTCCTGTCTGTCTAATACATCGTCTCTGCTACCTGTAGTTGGTGAAGCTGTTATAACATTATCAAAAGCATCATCTACCGCTGTTTCTAGACTTGCCTTCTTAGTTGCACCAAAATCTATGTTATCTTCACTTGCAACATTAACATCAGGAGCGCTATTACCAAGAGTAACTGCCGTACCTAGCCACGTTCCTACATCTATACGATTGTTGGCATCAATCATAGCTGCTACATCTGTGGCTACATTTGTACCTTGAGCATCGGTCACAGTACCCGTAAGAATAGTATTAATATCCGCACCGTTATCATTGGCCGTCTGCGCTGTTCCACCGATTTCTAAAACATTTACATGAAACCCTGTCGGATCAGCCTGCGATTGCGTTTCCCAATCATTAACAATTTTTGTCGCTGCCGTTGCCGCCAATTCAGCAGATCCTATTGCGTCTGTAGCCAACTCAGAAGCCCCGATGGCATTTGCCGCTATCTCTGTAGCGGTAATGGCATCATTTGCAATCTCGGCAGTTCCAATCGCATCAGCGGCAATCTCTGCTGCACCTATAGCATCCGTAGCTATCTCACTCGCACCAATGGCGTCAGCAGCAATCTCAGCCGCTCCAATAGCATCGGTGGCAATAGCATCGGCATCAATCGCTGCTGTTGCAATCTCTGACGAGCCGATAGCATCAGCAGCAATGTGTTCAGCGGCTATTGCATTATCAGCTATCTTTGCTGAAGTAATTGCATCTGCGGCTATTGACGTTGCTGTTATTGCTCCTGAATCTATACTGGCAACATTTACATCTTGTGTCGCTGTATTAAGGTCAAAGGCATGTTCAGCCGTAGGACTGCCATAAGTTTCTATTAAAATTGATGTATCTAACCATTGTTTTGTAGCTGAATCAATCACATAAACAACTATCTGTTTAGCCTGCATTTCATTAGCAGTAATTGTAAGGGAATAAGACAATCCTTCATCCACAAAATCATTCACAGCCGTAGTATCTGCACCCTGGTCTTTCCTGATAGTTACATCTGATCCTGCATCTGATGCGTCTATACGC